TTAATTTGTTAATTTCGGTTTGATAAAAGCTGTGTAACCTTGCTTCGGCAAAAATAAGCCATTATATTTATATTTGCAAGAATTATCTCCTATTTTTCTAAATTCGAAAGCATTTGGAACACCATTTTCTGCAAAGAATAGCTCCAAGTCACTAGGTAAGTGAAATATAACATCTAAATTACGCGTCATATATTTCGCTCGAAACCCCAAAATAGGATCATGATAAATATTATATCTTTTTTCCATAACCTTTTCTATTTTATATATTTGAGAATCTTTCAATTTTAATGTCAATGTATGTTTCTTGGACTTTTTTGTATCATTGTTGTTAACGTCACATTTTACAGAAATACCATTAACCTTAATTGAATCATTTTCCATATGGATATAACAATCATTGGCTTGTTCTGGTTTAATATCTATACTAGAATTTTGGTTAAAAATAAATTCTTCATTATTATCAGCTATAATTTCAATGGATGTCGTTTCTATTACATCTATAAGACCTGCATCCTTATCATACCATTTTATATCATGAGATATATCATAATTTCTATAATAACTTACATCGTTATTTGGTATTTGTGATTTTAATATTGGAAGTAAATCTGAATGAATATCATTGAAACGTTGTTTAAGTAATGCTTTTGTAACGTTAATCCATATATTTCCAATATTAGATCTGTATTTTAGTAATTTAGAATCATGTACAATATCTATCAGTTCCGTTCTGTATGTCTCTAAAATTTCATTGTTGCTGGTTAAAATGGTTATAATACCGCCTGCAAATGCTAATTCTGCAAATTTCGGTAGTATTAATCCAAATATAATATAACCTGTACATTTGGGGTTAACCTCTAAGATAATATTTTCTCTAATAAAAAAACCAATTAAAATGAAAATTATCGATGCTGTTAAAACGATGCAAAGATGCTTTGTCAAAAATCTATTCATGTCATGTGTGCAACTATATTAATAAACTTCGCAAAGATAAATCTTTTTTTGTTAAATCATACTGCATTGTTAATATTTATTTTTAGTTAGTCCGTGTAGATGTATTTCTAATTTTTAAATAATTAGTCACATTCCAAATCTGCCATCCAATTAACATCGTCACTAAAAGCGATAAAATCCCTACTATCACCCCGATATAGTCTATACCTAACTCCGGCACGGATGGTAACGAAACGCAAATAGCAACAACGCTACATATAATCGCAGCGATCGACAAACAGTTGCTCCAATATGATTTGATTCGGTTTTTCATGTTGTTCGGGTTTATTCGATTAGAGAACCATCTTCGAGATTTAATTTAAACGACTTTATTTCTTTGGAACCATCCTTATAGACAAATTCCATGCTAATCTCAACGGTTTCCCCGTTAACATTAATCTCCTTTTGTTTAATAACAACATTTTCGTCTGTGTATTTGTACGACCATAACTCGTCAAATCCTTTTTTAATATCCTTTAAACGGATATAATCATCGAGTATCCAAATAAACCGATAAGTATCGACAGGATGCGTATTGAGGAAAAAATAATAATTTGACATTTCCGATGAATTATATACTAAATCCAATCCACTACTATAAATGTAGAAATCATCACTAGCATATTTCGATAAATCTCCATTTGCCGTTGCTACTATCTCTTTATCATACCAATATATTAACTTATTCGGTCTACCTATCCCATTAGTATATTTTATTCGTTTCGTGATTTTATTATCGCGCAACATTAATAGTTCTGTAATTCCTAATTCGTATTTATCTTCGGAGTATTCTAGTAATATATATATATCTTTCTCATTCTTTTTTATATCTAAAATATAACATCCATTAATCGTATAGCCTTTAGATTCTCCGTAATGCATATTCGCCGTTTGATTAAGTCCTCCTTCTATTACAGTTGGAATCTCGGCGATCTTGTCTTTTGTTTCTGTATTATATATACCGATATAATACGATGCGTCCTTAATCCATGTGCAATATGTCTTTCCGTCAAAGTCTATACTACTATCTTTATCTGGTACGTTAGGGCTTTCGCCTTCGGGCAAATCCTGCTCTTCGTTACTACATGATTGAAAGAATAATGAGGCAAAGATTATTGTAAGTGATAACGTTAATAGTTTATTCATAATGTTTTTTTTAGTGATTTACTTCTTTGATTATTGAATTACGAATTAAAGCGCTTAATCTCCGCCGCCGTAAAGTCGCCCTCATGTGAAGCGCCTCCACCTGTATAGCAACTATACTTTCCGTCCTGTGTAATCTCTTTGATCCGCATTTGCTTATTCGTCTTTATCTCTACGACCAATTCGCCTATACTAAATTCGGTCGGTTGAGCAGGCGATACGTTTTTCTTTGGATCGGTCGAGGAAAGATACTTTTCTTTGATTTCTCTAATGTCGTTCGTCATTCCCCAGATTTTGAAGAATAGAATGATTTGAAGTACGGCGAATAATATCGCGATGAAGCCGAAAAATGTTCCCATGATGGTTTGTTTTAGTGGTTAATGATGTTCGTTTATTGGGCGGGGATTGTTTCTTTAGATGGGTAGCAATCTGATTCTTTATATTCTATTGTATCCCAACTATTTCTAAGTTGAAGCATATAAGAAATATTTCCTTTGAGAATACTCGTGGATACTATTTGATAATTACGAGGTTTACCGTCTTTCAAAACCCAAACATAGTCGCCGTTTTTATATTTAGCCTCCACTTTATTAGTAAAGGTTGACATTCTTGATAAAAAAGCAATAGTTTGCTGTTTTAACTCTTTTGCTTTCTTAAGTTTGACGTCATTCTCAAAATAACCTATACTAGTTTCGTATCTATACTTCGCAATATCCTTTGTTGCTAAATCTTCCAACATTCCATCTTCCGGGGTGTATATCATCGATGTATTCCATAATGTCACATTTGATATTATAGTATATTTCGCTGTTGCGTTCTCATAACAAATAGCCTTTCGAATAGTACCATCACTAAACTTTATATATAGTAAAGATTCGTCACCGAATATGTTATAGCATTTGTTTGTAGTTAACCCGCACCCTATAAAATCCTTTCCCATGTAATGCTTTAGGTTTAATACAAAACTGTTGAACATGCTTCTTTGCACAACAACTCCGGTTGTCGCAACGATCGTATCACCTGTAAATTCATCTACTTTGTCAATGCTAAATTGCGCAGATGCGATAAGCGGGGAAAATGCTAATATTACCCCTAACAGCAGCTTTTTCATTCTGTTTTGTTTTACGTTATTATTCTTTAGATATTATGAATATATCAGCGTAGTTTTCAGATCGGTTTATAATAAGTAATCCCCCATCTAGTTGCGGGTATTCGTCTACCCGACGGAATAACAAGTTTGCATCCGAATTTGATTGAATCTCTTTTGCTGTATATAGATAGTTTCCTTCTAATAGTTGCGGCTTTTCGATTGCGTATGTATTTGCAGAATATCCAGAGATTACTATGTTAACTAATTGGGGAGTAACTCTTACAATTGCCGTACTATCTGCAAATGTGTTTTCATAAACTGTTTTTTCGTTCATAAACCCCTTTACAGAGAGAATTTTATACTTTCCCTCTGTTAATTGAGCAAAGGAATACATAGAACACATCGCTAGAAATGCGATAAGTAGTAGCTTCTTCATGTTGTTTTGTTTTTAGTGATTTATAATATGTTTTTGATTGATAAAATATTCTCTACAATAAAAAGATGAATAATTTCGCGTTTCGGTAAATCGATATCGTCGTAATTCGGATTCTCGCTACGAAGCAGAATTAAATTATCCGCATCTTTAGGATGCCTACGAACTCTCTTTATAAGCCTGTATTCATTCGTTATGATTAAATACACTTGTCCGTAGTTGAAATAATCCCAACTTTCGATTTTTCTAATTACCACCCTATCGCCCGAAGCGATTAGCGGTAACATACTATCACCCGTAGCGAATATAATCTTTGAATCCGGGTTGATTTCCGGTGCGTCTATACTTCCTATCACTTTTTCGTCTGTAAATTCTATATCTCTACCACTTAGCCCGCAGGTTGCGTCTATGTCGTATATTAATGCTCCTTTTCGTTTTGTTTTGCTTATTGCAGATTCGGAAATTTCGATTGTTTTTTGTTCTCGCTCTGCATTTTTAATCATTTCTCCTTTATCTCGCAGAAGCCATTCGGTTGACATGTCACCGTATACTCTACTAATTTTCATTGCAATATCGGCGGATATACTTTTGGTCTTCCCCCAATATCCCTTAGATAATCCAGCTTCTGCTTCTAATCTATATACACTAATTCCTTTATAATCAATGTATTTCTGAATTTTTTCTTTTATAGTCATACTTTCGTCTACTAATAAAGGTTAATTAATAGAATATATTCTACTAAATATTTGTATAGTAGAGTATAGTCACCTATCTTTGTCGCATCAAAGTTAATCAATCAATCAAGAACTAACAAATAAAAGTATAGAATTATGAAAGCAGGAATGATCGGAGACGTAGAATTTAAAAAAGCAGGAAGCGAAACGGTATGTTGTGTTAGCTTGATTAATACAACAGCCGGACAAAGATTCTTAGCGTGTACACTTTCTAGTAGCAAGACTTTCAAAACGTTCAAAGGCGCGGAGAAGTTTATGAACTCATTCGGATACCAGAAGATTTAATATTAATCCGTAGCCCTTTGGGGCTACATAATAAATACGATTATGAAAGCAACTAGCACTTTAACCAGAAAGACAGCCTTAGAGATATTAATCGAAAGCCGTGATAAGAGCATCATTAATGCGTTAATTGCGAAAAAAGAAATAGCATTAGAAGAGGCTGTTAATAATGCAGAATGGTATGCAAGTCTCGGGCTTGACGGAATGGCAGATAATGAAGTAGCAAGGCAAGAAAAACTAATAAGAGATATAGAGCGATTGAAAGTAGCTATTTAATATTAATCCGTAGCCCTTTGGGGCTACATAACACGATACACGACAATGAGACGAAAAAGAAACGAATTAACTGCCCTTTTAAGGGGGATGCAGCCCGGGGAAACAATGACCTTCCCTCGTTCTAAAAGAAATTCGGTTAGACCGACCTGTACAAATCTAAAATATGACGAAGGTCTACTGTTTACGACGGAAACCGATAAAGATAATCTAATTGTTACACGATTGAATAATGAACAATGGGACGAACTAGAGTAACCGGAAAAGTTGAGCCAATAGTGAAGAAGTGGCTTAGTAAAGACGAAGCAAAATCCTATATAGGATGCTCGGATGATTTTTTGAGAACGTTACGGGAAAAAGCTCTCATTTCTTTTTCTCAATTTGGAAAAATGATCTGGTACGATTTATCGAGTATAGATAGATTCATACAGAGTAATAAGGTTGTATAAAGCTAAACACCATGCTAACACTAAAACAAAGCCCCGCCGCTATTATCTTAATGCTTTCAGCGTGCAGCCTCGCAGAAGGCGAGCCGGAGCCGGGCAAATTAATCATCGCACTATTGATCGTATTTATCACGGTTGTCTATGTGCTAGTCTGTAACTATCTAAACGTGAAACGACATGGCGGCGAATCCTCAATGTATCGGTAATTGCCGAATTTGTACGGTTCTTGGCGCGTGTCCTTCTGATACTCTAGTTTGCGAAGATTGCGGCGAAGAGATCGAACCGGGCGAAGAGATAGAATTAGAGGTCGAAATGTACGAACGCGGCAGATATGGCACAAAGATAATCACTGTTTGCGCTCACTGTTATGAATCGCTTTATCAGGGTGGAAGCGATAACTTTTAAATAAAATAATAAAACCTTCCGGTGTATTAGGCAACCGCATAAAGAATATGAGTACAAATAATAATTCAAAAGGTAGTGAAATTGGTTTTTGCGGGCTTCTTACTATTGTTTTCATTGTATTGAAACTCACAAATTACATTAATTGGTCTTGGTGGTGGGTAACGTCTCCTTTATGGATTCCTGTAACTGTTTTGCTAACTGTAATCCTTCTCGTTTCCATACTGAAAGCGATGTTTAAATAACCAAACAACACGATAATGACACACTGGAAAACTCAATTTAATTACGACTATCTAGGAGCTTACAGCCTACCGGACGGAAAAGATATAATTCTCACCATCCGCGAAACAAAAAAAGAGCAGGTAGTCGGCGCGTCTGGAAAGAAAGAAGAATGTTTCGTCGCTTATTTCTTCGAGAATGTGAAACCGATGATCCTCAACCGGACGAACTGCAAAACATTGACGAAAATTTTCAAGAATCCTAATTTTGAGTCATGGATAAACAAGCAAATCCAAATCGGAGCGGTATTAGTTGACGCTTTCGGCGAAAAGGTTGATTCGCTTCGTATTCGTCCTTTTCTTCCGAAAGTAGAAAACCCATTGCCTACTGTTGAAACCGGATCGGCAATCTGGAAAAATATCCTTGACGGTCTGGCGGGTGGTTTTACGGTCGCGCAAGTTCAGACGAAATATAAACTAACTAAAGAACAAATCAAAGAATTAGTAGCACATGAAATCAAGTGAACAAAAAGAAATCGAATGGAAGGAAAAGAGACGGGGCAAAATAACCGCCTCTACGCTTCCCGACCTGATGAAAGCGGGCAAAGGTTGTCCCTTTGGTAAGGGTGCGTTAGACGCGATGTATTTAGTACGATACGAGCGTAGAACCGGGACGATGCGAGAAAACGGAAGTAACAAGGCGTTTGATTGGGGACATGAAAACGAACCGCTAGCGGTCGAATGGGTACGGAGCCAGTTAATGAACGAAATCAAATCATGTACAACCGATTTTAAGGACATTGTTTTCAATGAACCGTTTGAAGGATTCGGAGATTCACCGGATTTCTATGTATACGGATTTGATGGAAAAGTTATCGCTCTGGGCGAAATCAAGTGCCCAATGTCGCAAGGAAAGATCGAATCACTGCAGTTCGGAAATACTATCGACGAAAAGGACGAATATTATTGGCAATTCCTCGGTCATTTCCTCGGTCGCCCGGACGTAGATAAGTTGTATTATGTCATTTATGACGGTTATGTAAATGACGGTCGAATCCTTGAAATGAACCGAGCCGATCACGCAGAGAATATAAAGAAACTCTATGATCGAATCCGGCTAGCTAGCGAAATGATAGACGAATCTATCCGTTCCGGTCTGGACTTGCTCGATTGCGTCGATAAGGCAAAAGAGGTACTAGATTTAAAGTTGCAGATTGAATCACTAAAGCCGGAAGCAAAGAATAGCGTTCCGGTAAAGAATCAGATTTATAAGTTACGGAAGGAATTGCGCAAACAGACGAAGAAAGTACCGTCACAACACTAACACAACACGATTAATCACATTTTTTATAAACACTTTAATAAACACAAAATTATGCACACTTGGTTTTTATGTAAAATCCGTTACGAGAAAGTAATGGAAAATGGGATGCGAAAGAAGGTAACCGAACCGTATTTAGTCGATGCACTAAGTTTTACCGAAGCAGAAGCGCGAATAATTGAAGAAGTAACGCCGTTTATCTCCGGTGAGTTTACAGTGTCCGACATTTCCCGCGCACATTATAGCGAGATATTTACTAGCGAAGAGGATTCCGCCGATAAATGGTTTGCCGGGCGACTCGCTTTCACTACGCTTGATGAGAAAAGCGGCAAGGAGAAACGGACGTATACAAATGTACTTATACAAGCCGCAGACATTCACGACGCAATGAAGAAACTCGACGAAGGTATGAAAGGAACGATGGCGGATTATTCTTCGATTTTGCTTAAAGAAACGGCGATTGTAGATGTTTATCCGTATCATTCAGAAGAAAAGGATGAATTTAAACACGACACAAACAAGTAACAGCGCGCCGGGTGAAATCCCCGGCAAATTGGATAAGTGGCGGAACTGGAAACGCCTAGTTATGTAAGGTTGATCGCCAGACATTCTGCTAATGCGGTGCGGCTCTTGAAGTATCATTCCCGGTTCGAATCCGGGCTTATCCACTATTCACAAACCAATTAAAATGACATGGCAAAGTATAACAATGTAAAGATAGGCGGATACGACTCTAAAAAGGAATATCGACGCGCTAAGGAGTTGAAACTACTCGAAAAGAAGGGAATTATAACCGGACTTCAAGAACAAGTCAAATACGAGCTTATTTCACCTCAATATCATTTCTACGAAGTGTAAGGAGCACGGAAGATGCTACGCAAAAAGAAGCTGATCGAACGAGGAGTTTACTACATCGCGGATTTCGTCTATTATCGGGATGGTGAGTATATCGTCGAAGATACTAAAGGTGTTCGGACAAAGGAGTATATAATCAAACGTAAGCTCATGCTTTACGTTCATGGAATTAAAATAAAGGAGGTATAAGAATGGTGAAGAAAACAGCACAGAAGCCAGTAAAACACGATTGTCGAACGTGTCGCAATGGAGGAAGAGAGAATAATTTTATTTGCTATTGTTCCGTCCTGAAAGTAGGACGGGCGATCGGGATAAGGATTTGTAGTTATTATGTCGCTCGATAGACTTTATAAGTGTGATGAATATAGACGGATATACGCTAACCGAAAAGATGCGAAAAGCGCGACGACGTTTCAGATTTACCGCCACCGAACAAGCCCTTTTTTACGAATTAGTGGCTATTTGTAACGGCGAAGATTGGAGGGACGTTTTCGATTGCTCGAACATTGAACTTTGTTTTGCGCTTAACGTGAATGAGAAAACACTAATAAAAGCCCGTGAGTCTTTAATAAATGCAGGATTGATTTATTATAAATCTGGTAAAAACAAACGTATTATAAGCTCTTATTCTTTCGTGAAGGAATTTAAAACCACTGTAACTACTACTGTAAATTTTACAGCCAATCAAACAGCCAATAAGGGAGCCAATCAGACAGCCAATGATACAGTAGATAAGGGAGTCAATGATACAGGGGATAGTACAGACTATAATAAACTAAAACAGAAACCAAACAGAAATATACTCTCTAAAGTCTCTCATGGAGATTTTGATTTTATATCTGACGAGTTTTTAGAAGCGTTTTCGCTCTGGCTTGAATACAAGAAAGACAGGCGGCAAAATTACAAATCGGAAAAGTCACTAAAAGCGTGTTATAACAAACTGGTAAAATTGAGCAAGAATGATCCGGTGATTGCGGAGCAAATCGTAAATGAATCGATTGCTAATAATTGGTCGGGGTTATTCGAACTAAAAAACGATAAATGCGAATATGGAAACAAGAAGCAAACAGACTCTACCGATAGCGGCAATACTATCATACGGACTACCGTACTATGACGAACCGATAGAAGTAGAGAAGCGTCCGGAATGGTTTAAAGCGTGCTGCAAATACGTTTGTCCCGGTTTTAAGATTGACGATTCGAATAGAAACATAATGAACCAACTGTTTTTGTATACTGAAGGACGATCCGAGAAGCTAGATTCAAATAAAGGGTTATTGTTACGAGGTGACATCGGTACAGGAAAAAGTACTATCATGCAGATTCTAAACCGATATAGTTATTTCACACGCGGCAAAGCAAAGGGCGGCTATCCGATCGGTGGTTTTAGGATTGATTCGGCTTCCTGTATTGCAAACGGCTTTTCGATGCGCGGAAAGGATGCACTAGAATTGTATACTTACAACAATGGTACTCCGCGAATGATCTGTTTTGATGAACTAGGACGCGAGCCAATCCCGGCAAAGTATTTCGGTACTGAACTAAACGTGATGCAGTATATTTTCCAATGTCGGTACGAGTTGAGATATGAGGCAATAACTCATGTTACAACGAACTTAACGATTAAGGAAATACAGCGTATTTACGGCGCGTATATCGCGGATCGAATAAATGAAATGTTTAACGTCTTGGACTTGAACGGAGCTAGTAGAAGATAATTAATACAACGAAACCATGCGAAGCAGAAAAAAGAAACTTGTGTATTTTAAAAAGATTCCGGTTCGCGTCGATCTGGAACAATGGCAAAGGCTCGATAAGATTCGCGCTGACTATCATTTCAAAAGCACATACGAGATTATGCAGTACATTTTAGGCTGTTTTCTCCGGGTTGCTGATCCGATGCCCGGCGATGATGATGAAGAAGTACTACCGGACGAAATCAAAGAAATGTTCTACGATCTATCACAGGCGGAACGACATTTCGAGTATGTAAAACCAAAACGAAAACTACCACAACACAAGGTAGACGAGATGAACGGACAAAAACGATTAGAAGGATTTTAATATGGTTAAAAAACTATCAAACACAAATTATTTGCACGACATATCAGCAGACCCCGTCGCGACAAATGAACGGAATCGGAAGTATATCGACCGATTTGTTTCAGAGAATTATAACGGCTTAGTTGCCAAGTTTTCACCTCTAGACGGCACAATAAATTCAAGTGCTTTCGGAGCACTCGACAAATTAAACTCTACGATTATCTCGCTCTATACTGATCCGAATTTACACTTTACGGATTGGGAGCAGGCGAAACAATATCTATCGAACAAGTTTACAGAAAAGGCGATTCGCGTTCCGGTGAAGAAACCTGTAAAAAGCGAAGTAGTAGAGAATGAGGACGAGATTATTAACGATTAATATTATTGTTTCGATGAAAGACGTAGAACTATTTAACGACCATTTCCAGAACTATAAAACATACGGTATTCCGAAAGCGCAACTAATCATTGCGGATATTCCCTACAACATCGGGAAGAACGCATACGGTTCTAATCCATCTTGGTATATCGACGGAGACAATTCTAATGGAGAAAGCGAATTAGCCGGAAAAGAGTTTTTCGATACCGATAAGGATTTTCGAATTACTGAATTTCTTCACTTTTGTAGCAAGATGCTCGTTAAAGAGCCAAAAGAAAAAGGAAAATCCCCCTGTATGATTGTCTTTTGTGAATTTCAGCAACAATTCGAACTTATACAGAAAGCGAAGGAATATGGACTTAACAATTATATCAATCTGGTATTTAGAAAGAACTTTTCGGCACAAGTTTTAAAGGCTAATATGAAGGTCGTTGGTAATTGCGAATATGGTGTACTCTTGTATCGGGACAAACTGCCAAAGTTCAATAATGGCGGTCGTATGGTATTTAATTGTTTCGATTATCCTAGAGACGCAGATACACCGCGGATTCATCCGACACAAAAATCAGTTCCGTTGCTTGAACGGTTGATCGAACTTTTCACCGATGCGGGTGATGTTGTGATAGACCCATGCGCCGGAAGTGGGACTACATTACTTGCAGCCGCTCAATGCGGGCGAAAAGCATACGGATTTGAGATAAAGAAGAAGTTCTATGCAGATGCGAATAAAATCATTTTGTCGCGGATGCAGCCTAGAATGTTTGTGTAATCAATTAGCGTAAAACAAGGCAGGAATGAACTAATCTTAGTTCTTCTAAGATTTAATTGGTAATATGCGATGATTTAATATTCATTATATATAGATTTATTCGTCTGACAATTGTCAGACGAATAAATCTATATATCATTAGCCATAACCCCATTAGGTATCAAAAATAAATCTGCACAAGCTCGAAATTAGTTCATTTCACAAAAAGAAATGAGCCAAACACAAAATCAATCAAAGTATTATTATTCCCCTCGCTTCCATCATTTCAATATCTACCGCCGTGATCCTGACGGAGACACAAAGATAGATGATGCGGCAACGCAAGAAGAGGCGAAACGGAAAGTCTACGAGTTAAACGGATGGAATTACAAACCTAAAAATAACACGGTAAAATGAGTAAAGTAAAACAGTACATCGAACAAGCCACAAACGAGCGCATCCGCTCGCGTGGCTTAATCCGAAAAGTCGCTATCGAAGCGGCTCGGATACAGAGAGACGAAACGAGGCGGCAAGCTATCGAAGTGTATAAACAAATGTGTCCGTCGAAAAACTGCAAAGGTTGTGCAAGCCGGATTCATAAACAGGAAACGCAATCGACTCGATGCGATGGGAATTGCGCCCGGATTAGATTGCTTATTAACGGACTGGATCGGATCGAAACTTTATGTATATAATCAGGCGTATTCAATGTAAATCGGGCGATGTGTCCGAGACGCATTTAGTTGAGATAGAAACAGACGACATCGAGGCGACACGAAAGGAGTTGCACGATTGTTATCAATGTGATAAGATTCTTTTTAATTATGACGAACAATGAGTAGAAACCCGCATTACATTAAGATGATTAACTCCAATCGTTGGAAGTTACTTCGAGCTAAGAAGCTACAAAGCAATCCGGTTTGTGAAGTGTGCGAAGCGAACAATCGCAGTACGCTTGCAACCGAAGTACATCACACCGTCCCGGTTGAGTCCGTGTCGCATGAACTCGGAATGAGACAACTAATGTTTGATTATAACAATCTGGAAAGTCTATGCCATTCGTGCCATTCCAATAAACATCGGCGCGCTTTCAGTCATTCGAAAGAGGCGGTTCAGGCGAACAATAAACGAATGACGGAACGTTTTGCGGATAAGTATTTGAAGTAAATCGGATTAGTTTATATCAAATGTAGAAGATTCTTGTATTTAATGAGTATTGTTTACAAGAATCTTTTTTATATTTGTAATATTATTAAATTTAATATTATGGTAGCAACAAAAATAAAAGAAGCAGGGCAAACACGTGTTAATGAAAAAAAGAAGTGTGGAATAATAATGCCTATTGCGGAAACTCTTGGTTATGCGCAAGGACACTGGAAAGACGTGTATAAAATCTTATCCGAAGCAATAGACAAGACGGAATTTGCTTCACAATTAGTTAGTGATGATGATGCAATCGGGTTAATTCATGATAGAATTGTTACTAATATTTATAATAATGATATTGTAATTTGTGATGTTAGTTCTAAGAATCCAAATGTAATGTTTGAGCTGGGTATGAGACTTGCATTTGATAAACCTACTATTATAATAAAAGACGAAAAAACCGATTACTCTTTTGACACTGGCGTAATAGAACATTTACAATATCCTTCTTCATTAAGATTTCACGATATTAAAGAGTTTCAAACTACTTTGACTGAACGTTTAAAGGCTACTTATGAACGCTCTCAAACTGAATCAGATTATTCTCCATTTTTGAAAAGTTTTGGTAGAACGTTAAAGGCGTCTTCTATAAAGCCTAATGAAATAACAGAAGGGAATTACATATTAGATGAACTTGCAAAAATCAATAGAGAGTTGTTAGCATTGCGGAAACTGTATACGGCTTCACCGAATTTACATTATGATGATATAATAAAGATATCTTCTGATAAATATGATAGGCAATGCTTAGACGAAGTAAATAAAATATTTAAATTTATTCAATTATCCAATGGTAAGGACTCTGAAACTGTAAAGTAGAACCAACTTTATTTATATTTTGTATCTCCGCCTTATCTCGTAAAGAGGGGGCGGTTTTTTATTTTTTAACGCTATACGTGAAACCCACCTCACCTCATGTTTACACGCGCGAGCAATTTTCGAAACGAGGGGGTGCGCGTTGGGGGTGTACTTTTTTTATCCATCTTCCGAGCTACCAAATACTTGCGAACTTTTCATATATGCAAAAACGCATATAAAAATGAGTGATTTAGACGATATAAAAGAAAAGATTCGCGCCGCGATGAACTCGCAAGGAACATATACATCTGATTTGGATTTGTGTATAACTCTTTGTGCGGGCTCTTACATTGCGTTTAAAATCGCTCTCAATGACATAGCAAAGAAGAAACGTTCGTTTGTTACGGAAGTTTCTCGCGAAGGAAATAAGAAGCTCGTAGCGCATCCGGCTTTCAAAGTTTTATTTGATGCGCTCGAAGTTACTCGTAAGCAGTTGCGGGAACTTGGTTTGACACTACAAACTTTGTCCTCGTCTGACGATGACGAGGTAAACGACTTAATAAACGAGGTAGACAAGATAGATCGCGATGGAGAAGGAGACTAGAGATAAACTGATAGCATTAAAGCAGTCGGTTATCTCCGATCTGCATAATATCGACGTCGATTCGTATAAACTAGAAGCGGCAGACGAACGATTAAATCTTTATGTAAAGGGCTGCATAAATAACCCGGACGCGCACAACCTTTATGAGTTATTAGCCGTTTCCCGCTTCTTTTCGTTCTTAGATAAATACGAGTTTCGCATCAAGGAAGTAAAGAAGTTCGTCACGTTCTACGAGCGTTTGAAGTTCTCCGGTACAAAGGGAAAGACTAGATATAAACTGACTCCGATACAAGTGTTTCAGTTCTCTAACATTCTAGCGTTTTACAAGCCCGGCACAAACAAACGTTTGATTCGTGAAGCTCTTTTATTCGTCCCGCGTAAATTCAGTAAGACAACAAGTGTAGCGAGTCTTTCGATTAACGATTTGTTGTTCGGTGATGCGAACGCACAAACATACGTTGCTGCAAACTCATATAATCAGGCGAAAGTTTGTTTTGATGAAATACGTAATATTTTAAAGTCTCTCGATCCGAAGTTTAGACACTTCAAAATTAATCGAGAAATCATATATAACCACATAAAGGGAAAAACCTCTTTTGCCCGTTGCCTTGCCTCTAATCCGGATAAATTAGACGGACTTAACGCAAGCATGGTAATAGTAGACGAGTATTCGCAAGCCGATAGCGCCGCGTTGAAGAATGTATTAACTTCCTCAATGGGCGCACGGCTCAACCCTTTAACCGTAGTTATAACTACCGCATCCGATAAAGAAACGGCTCCGTTTGTGGAGATGTTGAAAATGTACAAAGCAATCCTACGCGGTGAGATTGAAAATGATTCCATATTTGCACACATCTTTGAGCCAGACGTAGACGACGAGGAAGGCGATCCGGCAACGTGGCGTAAAGTGCAACCACACATGGGCATAACTGTTTATGAAGATTTCTATATCGACGCATACCAGAAGGCTTTATATAGCGCACCGGACGCGCTAGAGTTTCGGACAAAGTTACTTAATGTGTTTGCGGTTGATTCGACAACAAAATGGATTGAAGCAAAGCAGATCGAGGAACGGTTTAAAGATATTAAAATAGAGAATATCGGTACTTATCCGTTAACAATGGCGGCGGTCGATTTATCCGTTCGAGACGACTTTTCTACGGTTACTTATAATATCTATTCGAAAGAAAGCGGTTCTTTTCATTCACATACGGATTACTATTTTCCAGAAGGAGCTTTGAAAGATCATCCGAATCGGGAACTTTACGAAGGTTGGGCGAAAGCGGGCTATTTAATTCTTTGTGACGGTGATATTATCGACTATCAGCAAATAGTAAACGATATACTTGCACGTGCAAAGTATCTACAAATTATGGGAGTTGGCTATGATCCTTATAAATCGGCTGAATTTGTGAATCTTCTTACTTATTCCGTAGGCGGTGCGAGTGAATATATTAAGCCTGTTAAACAGACATACGGAACGTTTACAAGCCCTATCGAATCCTTTGAACTTGCTTTGTATCGGGGTAAGCTCACCTTTAGCCCTAATCCGATTACGCCATACTGTTTTAGTAATGCGGTATTAGACGAAGATCGGAACATGAATAAGAAGCCAGTCAAGAAAACGCATAACGCGAAGATTGATTCGACTATAACAAACCTAATGACATTCTACTTATTTAATAACATGGAGGTATAATGAAACTATCTTTTAATTTTGAATTGGGACGTTCAAAGACGCAAAAACGCGCCTTAAATGCAGAGATGAGCACAACGGATAAAGATGCGGCAATAAACTCCCGATTACCATCGTTACCCGGTCAGCCAATAGATGTGCATAACAGTAATCAAGCAATGAAACTTTCAGCCGCATATAGATGTACTTCTATTCTTTCGGGGACTATCGCGTCTTTACCGCTTATAATTAAACGGAAAAAAGATGGATATTTCTCACCAGACGAGGAAAACGATTTATATACGATATTAACCCGTATGCCTAACCGACGAATGAATAGTTTTGAAATGGTTAGGAATATGGTTGTTCAAATCGTAAATCAAGGAAACGCCTACATCGTTATCCGTCGAAAGTTCGGTAGTGTCAGCGAGCTTGTATTATGCGCAAATAATACAGTAACCTATGACAAATTGAATGATGTTTATATTATTTCTGATCCATATAACCGGATATATGGGCGTTTTGAATCCTACGAAATAATCCATCTTAAAAATAATAGTTTGGACGGGGGATATACAGGAGTAAGCACAATAATGTACGCTAGCCGTATCTTTTCCATAGCCGCGAGTGCAGATAATCAGAATTTACGAACCTTTCAGAATGGAAGTAAAATAAAGGGGCTTGTTTCCGGTGCAAAAGAGATAAATAAAGGGTTGCCCGGTGCAGGTATGACGGATATTCAACTTTCTACGGTTGGAGATCGCATAGAGGAACAACTAAACACAGGAAGAGACATTATTTCAGTTCCCGGCGATGTTGGATTTCATCAACTTTCTATAAATCCGGTTGATGCGCAGTTATTGGAAACAAAGAAATTCAGTATTCTTGATATATGTAGATTTTACGGAGTTCACCCAGATAAAGTATTTGCCGGACAATCTACTAATTACAAAGCTTCTGAAATGAGCAATGTTTCTTTTTTAACTGATACACTGCAACCAATATTGAAACAAATCGAGGCTGAATTTAATTACAAGCTGATTCCTAATTCAGTCGCTCACTTATATAGTATTTCATTTGATTTGTCATGCTTATATCAAACCGATTTAACGACACAAGCAAGCTATTATAAAGCTTTGGAAGAAATGGGAGCTCATTCCCCGAATGATACTCGTAGGGCTTTAGGAAAACCGCCCGTTGAAGGAGGCGACAAAGTGTTTATCTCCTGCAACGTTCAACCAATCGAGGCGGCTAGTCAAAAAGTAGAGCTACCCAAAAACGAAGAAACAAACATATAGTAAAATGATATTTGCAAAATATGGAAATACGAAGTTATACAGAGTTAGGTGCTCCTAAAGTTGGAGATGGAAGAATAATCGAAGGTTATGCGGTTGTATTCGGACAAGAAAGCCGTGTATTGTACGACAGGGAAAAACAACGCGCTTTTGTTGAGGTGATCGAAAAGGGAGCTATAACGGAAGAGTTATTGCGTAGTTGTGATGTTAAAGCTCTGTTAGATCATAATAAACAGAGATTGTTAGCTCGTTCTAATCGTGGTGCGGGAACTTTGTCGCTTGAACTTGACGACTACGGATTAAAATACAGGTTTGAGGCTCCTAGTACTCCCGATGGAGATTTCGCCGTAGAAATGATTAAACGCGGTGATATTTTCGGTTCGTCTTTTGCGTATGCTTTAAATGAAAAGGATAAAACAAAAGTTTCCTATTCAATGAAAGACGGGTTGTTGCTTCGTACTGTACACATGATTGATCGGATTTCCGATATATCTCCCGTTGTTGATCCTGCTTTTTATGGTACAGACGTAACGGTGCGGAGTATGGACGATACGATAGCGGAGTTGTCCGGCGAGAATAAAGACTATCTAAATGAAATTAATAATTTACGCAAATCAATTTAAAACATGAGAAAAGAATTTGAAACTATTGCTCAATACAAAGAGCAGATGCGCGCTATGTTGGATAAAGCAGAAGCGGAAAAAAGAGCACTCGACGCAAGCGAGAAAGAACAGTTTGAGCAGTTAAAAACAAAGAAAGAACTTTTGGAAATGAAAGTCGAACGCCGTGCGCTTGAAGATATTAACGCGGGACTGGTGTCAGACCGTCGTGTGTTGTTTTCACAGGCTGTTTTTGACGTCGTTAATCATCGCTCTTTGGAAGAATACAACGGAGTAGTATCGGAAGGCGGTATTAAAGTTGTAGAACGTGCGGTGACTGTTACAGATACAACCGATGCGGCTAGCATGGTTCCTGTTACAATCGGTGAAATCATTGAACCGTTAGAAAAAGGCTTGATTATTGATAAACTAGGTATCAAGATGCAAAGCGGGCTTGTAGGTGACCTTGTTTTCCCAACATTGGCGGCTGTTGAAGCAACAATTCAGGGTGAAAACGTTGCGGTTACCGATACCGAATTGAATATCGACAAAATCAAGGCTTCACCCAAACGTGTATCTATTTCTATCCCGGTGTCTAAGCGTGCGATCAACCAAACGAACTACTCTTTGCAGGACGTAGTTTTAAAACAAATTTCGCTTGGTGTTGCCCGTACTTTGAACAAATGGATGTTTTCGGGGGCTGCGTTGTCTGGTGCAAGTAACGGCGTGTTTGTAAAGGCAAAACCGGATGTAGAATATACTTCCGCATTGACGTTCGCGAATATTGTTGCACTTGAATCTACTGTCATGGATGCGGGCGTAGATGTTACGGACGGTACAGCCGCCTATGTTTGTACTCCAAAGGTGTATGGTACTTTGAAATCCACTCCCAAAGCGGCGGGGGCTGCTGAAATGATCTGCCAAAATGGTATGGTGAACGGTTATCCGGTTCTTGTTACTAACTACATGGACGCCGATTCTATCGGATTCGGTGTATTCTCCAACGCTGCTATCGGTCAGTTCGGCGATATGGATTTAGTTATAGACCCGTATACCGGAGCGAAAAGTAATGTCGTAAACTTTGTGTTGAATACTGATTATGATATTGTTGTAGCTCGCCCGGAAGCCTTTGCCATCGCAAAGAAAAAAGCTTCTGCCTAATCCTATAACCTATCATTCACTAAAGGGCTGGGCCTTCGGCTCTAGCCCTTTCTAATTTATACAATATGGCACAATACGTAACACTCGAAGAACTCAAACAGCATTTAAACGTTGACTTCGACACGGACGACGCGTATATAACCGGGCTTATCGAACCCGTTCAACTTCTTATCGAATCGTATCTAAATAATCCGCTAGATACCTACGTTAAGGACGCAAAAATAGATCGGCGTATCTGGCACGCGATCCGCATCCTCATAGCGAATTACTACGCAAACCGTGAATCGGTAACATTTGCCACTCCGCAAGTTATTCCGGGGCACATAGAACTATTACTGCAACCTTTAAAACGATATACGTAATGCAAGCAGGATTATTAAACGAAATGATCGCTTTTTACCGTAGCGAGTCAAAGCGCGATAATCTGGGCGGCACGTCTGAAAGTTGGGTGAAAGTATTCGATAAACGCGCATACATTCGCTTTAAGTCGGGTGCACGTAAAGAAGCGAACGGCGAGATATATAATACGACCGTTAATACAATAATGATTCGCATCTGCAAAGAGATTAACGCTAAAATGCGAATCGAGTACGACGGGCAGAAATACAAGATTTTATCTATTAACCACGACCGGAAGCAGCAAGCGACGGTTATAGAAGCAGAAGTAATCAATGAGTAACGACAATTACACCGGGCGCAACTTGTATCGCGTCGAAGTGGATGCAACGCGAGTAAACGAGCTACTTAAGCGGTTGAACGATAAAGAAGCAAAGAAGGCTATTTCCTCCGCTCTTAGAAAATCGATTCTTATCATTCGTAAACAGGCGCAGGAAAATTTAATTTCCGCTGTTACTGATGCAGAATTTAGCAGTTCTAAGAATGGCGTATCGTTCAAACCGTTAAAGAACGAAATAAACGTTGCAGTTTATCGCAATGCTTCCGGTGCACGGGTTGACTTGATCGACCGACGCAAAAAGGGATCACGCGCCTATATGCTGAAATGGTTTGAATCAGGAACAAAAGAACGAGCTACCAAAAAAGGAGCGAATAGGGGTATTATAAATGCTTCCCACTTCTTTTCTAATGCGGTCAAATCGAAGCAGAAAGAAGCAGAGAACTCACTAGAGAAAAATATAATTGATTCTATAATGAAAGTAGCAAATAAAAAGAAATGAGTTTATCAATAGGTGCACACGTATATAAGAGATTAAGCGACTCTACAGAATTAGCAAAATTGGTTTCTGATAAAATATATGCTATCTCGACCAAAACGGAAACATCTTTTCCGTTCGTTATCTACAAGCGTAGTTCTCTGGTTCCAGAATATACGAAAGATAGATATGGTACGGGCGATACTGTTTCGGTTGAGGTTGCCGTAGCTAGTGATAACTATTTGAACTCTGTTACCATCGCCGAAGAAGTACGTAAGGCGCTCGAAAACAAGCGCGGGCAATATGATAACTTCAATGTAATAGACGCTAAACTAATGAGTGCAGACGAGGATTTTATCGAAGATACTTTCATTCAACGCCTTGTATTTTCTTTTAAAACAGAATAATAACTAAAACACGATAAAATTATGAGTAAAGCAAAATCAGTGTTAGGAAAAGACCTAATGTTATTCATCGACGGTAAAGCCATCGCACTTGCCACATCTTGCAAATTGGGGCTTTCGGCTGAAACAATCGACACACAAAGTAAAGATTCGGGTATCTGGACGGAAAAGGACATTAAAAAACTTTCTTGGAACGCTTCCAGTGAAAACGTATTTAGCGCGGATGCAGATGCGAATAGCTACGATAAACTATTCGCTTTGTTCTTGGCGCATAAACCTGTTGTTCTGAAATTTGGCGTTGTTGGCAATCCTGACGTAAACGAAATGCCCGCCGCCGGATGGACGCTAGCGGAAGGTGCATATACAGGTAGTGCGGTTATCACTTCGCTAGAAGCAAATGCGCCGGATGGAGACAAAGCAACACTATCAATCAGTTTCGAAGGAACCGGACCGCTTGCAAAGGAAGCAGCTAGTAAATAACTTACGGGCGGTGTTTTGCCGCCCTCTAAACGACTTATTCAATGAAAACAATATCGCTTAACGGAAAAGATTTTTCTTTGAAATATACGCTCCGTGCGTTCTTTGTATTCGAAACTATATCCGGCTATCCGTTCCAGTTTGGAAAGATGTTAGACGAGTTTCTTTTGTTTTATTCGTTCCTGCTTGCCTCTAATCAGGAATTGTTCAAAATGGAATTTGAGGAATTTATCGAATTATGCGAAAATGACTTGACGCTATTCGAACAATTCAAAGAATTTATTTTGGATGAAATCAAACTACGTTCGCAATCGGCAGGAAATGACGTAAAAAAAAAGAAGGTGACGACGCGGAAACGAAAGCCGTAAGTATACGCGAACTTTATTCGCGCGTTGTCGGTGAGGGCGGGATCGCTCCCGATTACTTCCTCGATAAAATGGACTTTATCGAGGTTGAATCGTTTATAGACGGATTGAATCGACGCAATCGGGAAGCGTGGGAACAAACTAGATTGTTAGGTTTCATCATAGCGCAATCTAATAGCACAAAGACGCTAAAGCAAACCGATATACTCCGGTTCCCGTGGGATGAAGAAGAAAAGAAAGATACGAGCGTAACGGATGAAGAGATGAAGCGATTGCGCGCAATGGCAAAAAAAGTAGAATCACAATTAAACACGAATAAAGATGTCTGATATAGTAACAAGATTATTATTAAAAACGAATGACTTCGACGCGAATTTAGAGAAGTCAAAGAAGGGCGTTAATAACTTTCAGGGCGGTATTAGTAATATGGCTAAATCTGTCGGTTCTAGCTTTATGAAAGTTGCAGGTGGTATCGGTTTGGCTGTAAGTGCCGGGGAAGGGTTTACCAAATTACTTAATTCCTCGCAAACACTTGGCGATCAAACAGCCGCCGCGATGATGTCTGCAAAGACAGGGGTAGACGAGTTCTTTTATTCGCTTGGCTCTGGTGACTTTACTTCTTTTCTGTCGGGGATGGATGATATTATAGCGAAATCTAAGGAAGCTCATTCGGCGTTGGATCAACTTGGAAACACAGAAATTTCATTCGATTATTTTCAAGGAAAGTTCGATGAATCAATAGCTCAAGCGAGATTAAACGCTAAGAACAAGCAGCTAGGAAATGACGAACGAGATCAATCATTTAAGGATTGGGATAACGAATTGAAGAAGAAAGAAGAGGCGGGAAAAACTGTTGCGGCAGACGCTTTAAATGCGTTAACTAAAAGTATTGCCGTTGGTACAAAACTTTCGGCAAAAGATATTTCGCTGAATGATTTTGAAAAAGTTATGAGAATTGACCTTATGCCTTCCGCAAGCAGGGACGAAGCTAAAGACTATTGGAAAAGGCAATATAACGAGTATTTAAAACTATCAAAAAAGATTGAAAGCGATAGAAAAGTAGATGTTGTAAGGACAAATGATTATGGCAAAACAAAATCAATCAATGATGCGGCAAAAATAGCGCAAGAGGGAGCATCGGAGAAATATAAGGATGCAATAATGTACAATAAGCTGTTGAATAAATTAAGTGATGATGATTTGAAAAAGTTAACAGAATTAGGAAAGAAATACTATGCAACTTCGCAGCAGATATCCCAACAGCGCCAAGAATTTAATGAATCTACAACAGAGTTCGGAAATTCAAAAATAGCGGCAGAAAAAGCGGTGGTAGAGCCTAAAAAGAGCTCCATCGCTTGGTATGACGCGGAAATATCCAAATTAAACAAGAAACTTATAGCTACTACGGACGTGCAAGCAAAATCGACTATCAAAGCGACGATAAACGAACTCGAAGCAAAGAAAATAAAATTGCAGATTGAGACTAGCGGAAATAGTATAGAGACGATAAACATTCAGTTGTCCGCATTAAATAAGAATCTTATTACCGAAACCGACATGCAAGCACGCGCAACGATCCAGGCGACAATTAACGAGCTAGAGCAAAAAAAGATTAATCTCAAATTTGTAGTCGATCAAGAAGCGTTTAAAATCGCTCACGGCGGGATGAAAGACGGCGCTTTGTCCGTACCTGTTGCACCGACTTACGATAAGGTTCCGACGCATGGGAAGGGAGGCAAAAATTTTAAGTTGCCGAAATTTGAGTCTCCAATTAAGAAAAAGGATATAGATATAAACGAGGAATACACTAAATCGCTTTATGCAGTTGGAAGTATTATGAGTTCTTTATCTGGAATCACAAACGAAAGCACCGCGGCGTATCTCCAATGGGGTGCGGGCGTAGTCTCGAGCATTGCGCAAGCTATTCCGGCAATTAGAGATTTGATAACAGCTAAACAAACCGAAGCTGTAATTAACGGCGTGACTTCGGCAACCGAAACGCCCGTTGTAGGTTGGCTATTGGCGGGCGCGGCTGTCGCCTCTGTAATTGCGGCAATGGCTAGCATCCCCAAATTCGCAACGGGTGGTATTGTGCCTGGCACATCATTCACAGGCGATAAAGTTCCGGCTTTACTCAATTCAGGCGAGATGATTCTAAACGGATCACAGCAAAGTAATTTATTTCAAATGCTTAATAGCGGTTTATATGGCTCCTTATCGCAAAAGATTGCACCGTCTGCAGGAAATGGAAATCAGCCTGCAAACGTAACGTTTCGCATACATGGAAGAGATTTAGAAGGAGTTTTGAGTAATCATTATAATCAGAAAAGCAAAGTAAGATGAAACTAAGATATTATTCAGAGTTTAAGAGCAGGAAAGACAAGACATATAGAATCGAAATTCATACGGTATTTGCAACGTATTCCGAAGAACTCACCCTAACAGATAGCCCGTTTACTGTTGAGTATGAATCGGACACTCTATACAAGCCGTTGAAAATGTCTAATTCGGTAACAAGCATATTGACAGATAAAATTTTATCAGACTTATATACAGCCGAAGGGCAAAATATAGAAGTTCGTTTGTATAATAAAACCGATGATGTTTTAGAGTGGTTTGGATATATGAGTCCAAATTTATATTCGAGCGATTATATAACTCCGCTTAATATAGTGGAGATACAGGCAATCGATACTATTTCCGTTTTGGAAAATAAGAAGTACTCTTATATTAATTCTTCCGAGGTCTATTTTAAAAGTTTCAAAGATGTAATAATGCACATTCTTGATATTGCCGATCCCGGAAAGATTTTAAGCAAATTGTACTTTCAAAAAACTAATAGACTCTCGAAAGATGTTTCTACTTCTTTGATAGAAGATATTTATATACATGAACGAAACTTCTTTGATGAAGCTAACGAGCCGATGAATAGTAGAGATGTTTTAGAAGAAATCTCTAAATATATCAGTATGACGTTCATTCAGTATCAGGATGCTTATTATATGATCGACTATGATTTTATCAAAAACGACGAGCTTCATTTTTTCGTTTATGATAGAATAAGCGATACATGTGAAAGTATAACAATCCCTTCCGCACTATTGAATGTGCGTAATATTGGCGTATCTGAAAGCGCGGGAAGTATATCGCTTGGTGATGTGTATAATAAAGTATCTGTTGTTGCTAATATGAATCAGATAACCAACTTATGCCCGGAGTTGCTCGACGACGAAAAGGATATAGTAAATCAAAACTCTGATCCCAATAAATACTATATATCTAGTAAGGATATAGACGGGAAGAATTACACTCTTCTTAATTCGTTTTTTAAATCTAAAGAGAATTGGGGGTATTTGATACCGAGTTTTTCCTTTCTTGATATTCCGGCAGAAGGTGTTGAAGTGACTATCGACAACGTTAATGATATATATTCCGGTGTGGTATGGCAGAAGTACAGCGACTACACAACAGAGGACGGGGAACCGTCTTCTTTAAGTTGGAAAACCTGCGTTTCATTCCTGCAAGCGTATAATATAATTAGTGCTTCTCGAAAGACTCTTTTAACATTGAAAAACGGAGAGTATTCTTTATTCAAAGGAGGATATTTCATAATAAATATCGCTTATAGAATGTCCGGCTCTTTTCTTCCGAACGATATAATAAAAACGTCCGATGAAGTATACTCTAATACAAAATATGGCGCCGGATTTGATAATACGATGGTTCCTTGCAAATTATATATAGATGATTACTATTATGATGGAGAAGTATGGAGGAATCAAAAGTATTATACGGATCGAGTAAATCGAGGTTATTATAAAAATACGCATAACTTAACTTATAAAGGGGCTACATGGTATAGGTATAAGGATGAATTTGGAGATTGGAGATTTGTAAGTAAGGGCGAGTATGATTCAGTTAGTGGTGAAAAGGCTTCCGGCGGGTTCGAGGATAGAAATAAGGTTTATGCGTATAGGGAAAATGGCGAAGATATTTTTGTCGAAAAATGGTATCACGACGAATGTACGCTTAAAGATGGTTTCTATTTGGTGCATATAAACAAAGAAGGTGATAAAGTTTTCGATGATGAAAAGAGATTAACGAATACTGTTAGTTATAGATTTAATCTGTACGACTCAACGGACGGAGTCGCGATTAAACTTCCAGATGATAAAATACTATGCGGAAAGATACGCTTTGAATTAAGCACTCCGAATCATTTAGGAAAGTATCCTATGTATCGAACGGATGGGGGCTGTCACCCTTGTACTGCATTTCATATATCCGATTTCACATTTAAGTATACTAACAATAAAGTTACATACGATATATTTAATAATGCAGTTGACGACTCCGACGTAGTTTACAGCAACGTGATAAACGACAATAATGTAACAGAAATGGACGACATCGAACTACTAATCAACTCAAACGCAAAAAATATTTCTTCTTACTCAAATTGCGCTACCAAATCAGGGGATAAATTTGATTATTTAAAAACGGTATATAGTCCGTTGCACGATAAAAATGTATTGCCGGAACAAATACTAATAGACAAGTTTTATACGCATTATAAAGCTCCAAAATTTAGATACAGCAATAATTTAAATCGTGGCTTTTCGATACTGTCTAGGATTTACGAGAATTCCCTCAAAAGAGAAATGGTCGTCGATCAAATGAGTATTGATTACGCAAATGAAAGTTGTAACGTATCATTAATAGAAACATGATAGAAGTAGAAAATAAGAAAGTGCCTCATTCGTTTCGGAATAAGTATTTACGCAATTCCGGTTCGGTAAGTATTAGTACAACAACGCCAACGCCTATAAATGGCGGCGGGGCTAATCTTGACGTGCTGAAAATCGACGACGGGCGTACTGTTTCAGATGAGAATGTATTTTCATCTCTTCGTTCCCTATTTGAAATAAAGTCTCGTATTATTGCTCTGACCGATAATAATACGGCACCGACCGACGATAATACGTTTTCTTCTTTACGCATAAGGCAGGAACTATATGCGGCTATCGACGCTTTAAAAGACTCGTATTTATCCAAAACAGCGCCAGACGAAACGCAATTTCTTATCAAGTTGCTAGGCGGTTTAATTGTTGACAATGGGCTAGACGTAACGAAGGGTATTTCTACAGATACGTTGACCGCAACGACAGTAACGACGCAAATACTCAACATTCTTGATAAACTGATTGCCAAATCAGCGACTTTTTCTGACAATGTGACTGTATCTAAGAAAACGACAACACTAAACTTACTTGTTCAAGAGCTTGCAGAAATACACGATCTAAGCGTATCTCACGTTACTACTTTGATGGGTACAATAGTAAAGGACTATATATCTTCCGAATCTTTTGTCAGTGGTTTTGGCGGCGAAGGAATGAAGATATACAAAGCGGTCACGGGTGACTGGAATATGGAAATTGATAATCTTACAGTTAGAAAGATATTTTCCGTATTTGAGTTGGTCGTTCAAAAGATAACTTATCAGGGTGGTATGATTATTCGTTCCGCCGCGGGTGGTAAATTAACCAAAGTGATCGATGGCGGCTCATATTGGAGATGTGAGCATGATAGTACGGATGATTTCGTTCAAGACGATCAAATAATATGCCAGGCGTTCACGGGTACGGAAACAAAACGTTATTGGCGTTTAGTTACTTCTGCCGGAGCGGGCTATTTTAATCTATCTAAAGTAGACTGTGAAGAAGGAAGCGGAATACCCGAAACCGGAGATAATGTGGCAGTATTAGGCAACAGAACAAACACTGCTAGGCAAAAAGCACAAATAGATTGCGCTGTTGGTGATTCCGCACCTTATCGGGATGACTACGACGGAATTAATTCCTATTCGCTTGTAAATCGGTTGATTACACGTACCGGAAATCTTAACGGTATTACTGATGCCGTATTCGGTGTATTAACTGGCTCCGGTTTGTACGGCACTAATGTTTATTTGAAAGGTACATTTGTACTCCATTCTGGAAAGAAAATAGAGGAAGCAATCGACGATGTTAAAAACGATCTAAATGGGAGAATAACCGATGTGGAGACGAACTTTGAAATTCGTGAAGGACAAATTTCTTCTAAGATTAAAGAAGTTAATATTGCCGTATCGAACGCAAAACAGAGCGAAACAAATGCTTCCGGTAGCGCTTCTTCTGCTTCCTCGTCTGCTACCACCGCCGGGGTTTCTGCAAATAATGCGGCTAAAAGTGCTACGGATGCACAAGGAGCCGCGACTAATGCCGGGAAGATATTGGAGGAAGTAACATTAAAAGAAAGTTCTATAACTCAAACAGCCGGAGAAATTTCTACAAAAGTAACCGAAGTTAATAAAAAGGTAACTGAAGCGAATACTGCCGCTACAAATGCGAAAAACTCCGCTACGTCTGCATCCGGTTCTGCCGGAACTGCATCCGGTAAAGCGGGTGAGGCTGCAAATTCGGCAGCTAATGCAAAACAATCTGCAGATAATGCGGCGAAAGTCCTCGAAGATGTGACTTTGAAAGAAAGCTCTATCACCCAGACCGCCGGAAACATAACATTGCAGGTTACGGAAGTCACGAAGAAAGTAGTAGAAGCGAATACCGCCGCAACAACCGCTTTAACTAAGGCAGCAGAAGCATCTACAAGTGCCGGAACAGCTTCAACCAAAGCAGGGGAAGCATCTGCATCTGCAACTAATGCGAAAAACAGCGCCTCTACTGCTAGCACTAAAGCGGGAGAAGCTTCTACTTCCGCGACAAATGCGAAAAATTCAGCAGATAGTGCAGCGGCAAAGCTCACTACCATTTCCCAAAAAGAATCTAGTATCAATCAGACGGCAAGTAGTATCACATTACAAGTTAAAGAGGTGACAACTAAAGCTAATGAAGCTGCTAATTCTGCAACAACCGCCGCAACTAAAGCGGGTGAGGCTGCTAGTTCAGCAACTAATGCGGCAAAAAGTGCTACAGACGCAAAGGCGCTTCTCGATAATGTGGATGGCAAGTATGTAGCCAAGACGGTATACGATTCAGAAATTAAGGTGTTAAGCGATAGTATTGCGCTAAAAGTGTCACAATCGAGCTTCAATGCACTGGGTACACGAGTAAGCAATGCAGAAAGTACAATATCACAGCATACAAACCAAATTTCATTAAAGGCTTCACAAACAGATTTAACAGCGCTTGGCGCTCGTGTTTCCTCTGCCGAAGCAAAGATTAC